CGCCCAGCGACCGGCAAGCCATCTGCACGGTCGCCTTGTCTACCAGCGTCGCATTGACGACGGTGCCCGACCAGAGCAGCGGGGTCTCGTCGTCAGGATCGCCGATATGCCAACGCCGTACCGAGAGCCAGACTTTGCCGGACGGCTGGGCATTACGGAACAGCGCGGCGACCGGGTTGTTCGATTGCGTGATGATCTGGAGATCGTTCTGATCGGAGCCGCCTTGTGTCACGCCTTCATCGCTGATCGCGTGGGCCAGCCAAGTCTCGCCGCCGACGGTGCGATCCTCGTCGTCCGTGCAATAGCGCCAGTACGTGTTGCCGTACTGGAACTCATAGAGCGCGATAGGCTTAGCGTCCTGATTCGAGACCTCGTAGTCACCGTATGCCATATCAAACCTCGACCAGCAGACCGGGCAAGAACAGGTCCCAGTCGTTGTTGTTCTCGGACCCTTCGTCGCGGACGTTGTGAGTACCGAATCGGATGATGCGGGTGCCGACCGGGACTGCCGTATCGGGAACCTGTATAAGCTGCCAAGAGTGGCTGTAGTCGAACGGCGTGTTGACCCGGCCCAGTTCGACGCCCCCAGCCGTGCGGAAGGAGATGAACATCCGCCCGTGGTCGGTCTGTGCGGAGTAAATCTGGTGGTAGGCCGAAAAGCCAGTCACGATCACGTTGCCAGCGTCGATTCGAGCATACCAGATGTTCGGGACCGAGAGGTCCTGATAGAACTCGCTGTTGGCATTGTTCCCCGGCCAGCCGATGTAGATGCCGTCGTAGGGCGGGCCGCCGTTCGCCGTCTGGGTGCGCGCAGCAATCGAACCAGACCAGCCGGTCGTCCCGTCCTCGAACGACGGGTTGACCAGCGTAAAGGGCGAGCCGCAGGGAGCCGCGTTCTTGTTCGTCGTCGGAATCGGCAGCGAGATCGGCTCTGGCGAGGTCCGCGTGTTCTTGAACGTGCGGAACGTCGCGCTCGCGTCGTGGTGCGCGTCAACGCCGCCGTAGTGCGTGATCTCGAACTCGTCGGTATCGAACCGGGCGACATCGGCGAAGCTGATCCGGCGGACAACCCCCGGCGAGAGGGCTAGACCCAGCGGGGCGTCTAGGTTCAGCTTCTCGGTCGCGGCGGTCGATCCGGGGACTACGGAGAGGACTTTGCGGAGGATCGTTCCTCCGGTGTGCTTGATCGCGATATATTCGCGACCGCTGGTCGGACCCCCGGTGTAGAGGTAGCCGACGTTTTCGACCTCGATCTGCGTAGCGCCCGATCCCGGAGAGTTCACCAGCCGCAGATCGGCCTTGAACGTCGGGAGCCAGAAAGCGCCTGCTCGGCCTTGATGCCGGTAGATCAGGTCGCGGAACCCTGCCAGCTTTTGACGGCCTGTCAGGAACCAGCGATGGGCCTGCCCAAGGAGGACGCGACCCAGCGTGTCAACCTGATAGGTCAGGCCGACATCCCTGTCAAGCAGGGCGACCTCGCGATCCATGTTGACGGTCAGGTCCTCGACCCAGTTAGGCTCGCTGAGGAACACCGGCAGGCCCGCGTAGACCGGCGAATCGTCTGCCGCCGGGGTCCACGGATTCGGGCCGATCACGCGCAACTGGGCCGTCACGCTGGCGGTCCCGGCGGTCGGGTGCCGGACCTCGCCGACCTGATCCAGAACGCAGCGACGCAGCGGCAGGAGCTTCGTGCCCCTCGGCCACGCGCGGGCGACGGGAGCCGCCAGATCGACGCCCCCGGCGTCAACCCCGGCGATCTCGACGACCTCGTAGTCCAGCGCCGTCTTGCCGATCAGCAGCGCCAGATAGCCCTCGTGGTACTCCCACTCCCGGTCGGTCGTGTCGAAGTTGATCCGGTCGCTCACCGTGGCCGTGAGCGCCGAAGTCAGGGTGACGACCTCCCAGTAGAGCGGGGCCGTGACCTCTCCGCCCCCGAGGGAGTTGATAAACAGGTCCCAGAACGCCCGCTCAGGCCCCGTGAGAAGGAAATCTGCCTCAAAGGTCCTCCGGGGCGTCGAACGCAGCCGACGGCGCTGCTCGGCCCCCTCCGTCGCCCTCAGCACGTCGGTCAGGAACGCCAGCCGCTCAGACATCGGCTCGCGCCAGTTAGCGCGGAACGAAAAGACGGGGAGATCAATATCCGCCATTAGCCGAGAACCTGCTTGATCGTTTCCTTGTTCTGCCGAATCACGGTCAGGAGAGACTTCTGCCCGGAGCGAGTCTGCATAGCGTTAGGCACGGCTTCGGGATCGAGCAAGAGGACCTGCTTGAGACCCGGCGCTCCGCCGTCGCTGCCGCCCCCGCTCCCGAGGTTGCGGATATGGCGCGGGTCGTCCTCGGTCAGGACTTCCTCGCCCCGCTTGAGGACGGCCTTGTATTCGTCCGGGCGAAGGCCCAGACCGCCGCCCCCATGGAATTTCGGCGCACCGATCCAGCCCGCGTCACCGCCGCCGGTACGGCGTTGGCGAGAAGCACCACGACCGCCGACGATCCCGCCGTCATGGAACAGGAACGAGAAGAAGCCGCCGCCCGGCCCCCCGCCGAGAAGCGACTGCGCGATCTGGAGCGCGACCATCTGGATCAGCACTTGCGCGATGGAGTCGAGGATGCTGCCGAAGATGCTGAGCGCGGTACGGCCCAAGTTCTCCAGCGCGTCCCCGAAGCTCTCGGTGCCGCCGATCACCCCGACGATGGACTGGGCGATAGCGTTGAACGCGCTGGTGACGCCTTGTTGGATCGAGCCGCTGACAGCCTGATTGATCCGGGCCAGCCGGGGGTCGATATTCTGGAGACCTGCGTTCACCGCTTCGATCTTGGCGAGCCATGCCGTGTAGGCCGAATCGGAGATGACCGGAAGTTGGGTCAGCGGGTCAATCGTGTTGTGCAGAAGCTCGACCTGCTGGCGAAGCTGGTCAAGGACCGGCTGGATCGACGCCGCCTGCCGGGAGTACGCCTCGGCGGTAAGCTGGCGAACTTCGGCTTCCGACCGCAGGCCAAGCTCGTAAAGCGTCTGGTAGGACTGCACGAGTTCGTCGCGCTCGCGAAGCAGAGTATCGAGTCGGCTGCTGGTCTCCTCGAACCCGGCAAGGCCCACGTCGGCCACGGCGCGATTGGTCGCCTCGCCGCTGACAATGCGCTCCAGCGAAGCGATCCACGAAACCATTTCCGGGCTGGGGTTCGTGCCCGCGAGCGCACGGGCGACCGTGAGAGCCTGATTGGCGGCCTCCACGATCTGCGGCGAGATGCGGCCCACGACCTCGGCGGTCTGGCGCATAGCCTCCTCGGTCGTGATCGCCCCGCGCTCGCGAGCGTCGGTGATCCTCTGGATTTCGGCTTCGCGCTGGCGCTCCAACGTGGCCGCCCGCTCCTGATAGAACTTGATCGTTTCCTCGTTCCGCAGGCGCTCCTTGGTCGCCTCGACCTGCCGCTCGATCACGTCAAGGCTGGTGCCGTCGGAGTCGGTCGTCATCCCGAGATCGCGCACCTTCTTGATGCTGTCTGCGATGGTCTCGTACCGCTCGTTGATCGCGGTCAGGCGCTCCTCCAGCGACGCCGATTCGCCCGTGAAGGCGGCCCGGTTCAACTGGCGTAGCTGACTGTCAAGCTGACGGAGAGCCGACTCCCGCTTCCGTTGCTCGGCTTCCGCCGCCCGGCGGGCACGGCTCGCGGCAGCGTCCGACCGGCGACCGGCCCGCGCGCCTTCCTGATTGATCTTGCGCTGCTCGGCGGCGATGGCCTGAGTAACAGCCCTCTCCTCCAGCGCCTTGCTGACACCGGCAGCTTGCGCCCGAGTGCGGGCTTCGCGCTCCGCGCGCGCCAGCCGCTCAGCCCGGCTCAGTTCGCGGGTCGATTCGACTTCCTCGTCAAGCTCAGCAGCGAAGCGGCGATCCCGGATGCTCTGATCGCTCGCGCCACGGGGCGCAGGGGCGTTCATACCCCTCTGGGTACGGATGACCTGAAAAGCATCCTCGCGCGCTCCAGCGACCCCCTTGCCCGCCAGCAGGCCGGTCAGGAACGTGAAGCCAACAATCGTGTCGTTGATATACTGATTGATCCGGTCGATCACCGGCTGGAAGGTGGACTGGAGCCAGCCGGTAAACGACTGCCACGCGCTTTTGAGGTTGTTGACCGCCGGGGTCCACGACGACTGAGTCGCGTCGGCGATCTGCTGGTTCCTCTCGGCCACGCGGTCGAGGACGAACTGCCGCGCCTCGCCTGCCCGGCCTGCCTCGAACAAGGCTTCGGCGTGATCCAGATCAGCGTCGGTCAGATCGTTCGTGCGCTCGGTCAGATCATAGACGGCTTCGATCCCGCCTTTCTGGACATCCACGAGCAACTGGGTCGCCTCAACAACGTCGATCCCCAGCCGCTCAGCCAGCCGCCCGGCGGCCTCGGCATAGGTTTCAATCGAGTCGGTGTCGAAGCCCTCCTCGACGAGCAGGAGCATGGCCTTGCGGGCGTCCTCGGCCTTCTCGGCGACACCCTCCAGCTTCTCTTGTGCATCGGCGAACCGCTGCACGTCGATCCCTTCACCGAGCGGAGCCTGAGCGAGGTCCTGCCCGGCCTTCTTGAGCCGTTCGGCATCGGTGTAGAGTTCACGGAAGGCGAAGCCGACCGCCGCGACGACGGCGATCACGGGTGCCCAAGCCAACGCGAACCGGGCGACCGTGGAAATCAGGCCGGGGAAAATCTGCCCGATCTGCGAACCCTGCTGGATCAGGACGATGAACGGATTCTGCCCGGAGGCCAGCGACACGAAGATGTCGTTAAGCTGGAAGCTCAGGTTTGCCAGATCGTTCGGCTTGAGACCGAACAGACCGTTGGTCGAGCGCCCGCCGCGACCGAGCGTCGTGTTGACCCGCTCCATCGTCGTCGAGACGCGCGTGGCCGCCGCCTCCAGCCGGGCTTGCTCCCCTGCCAGATCAGCCGTGTTGATGCTCGCCGCCCGAAGCTCCCGGCTGAGCATCCCGAGCTTGGTTTCCTCCTGCGTCAGCGCGCGCCCGGTCTGCTGCAACCGGGTCTCTGCTTCCTTGAGAGAGTTCGCCAGTTGTTCGGTTGGCTGGTCGGCCTGCGCCATGGCCTGCCCGAGTCGCAGGACTTCGGCCTGCGCCTGCTCGAACTGCTGCCGGGCAGCCGCCGTGGCGGCCTCCTGCTGCTGGAAAGTATCGACAAGGCCGCCCTGACGCAGGAGGGCCGCTGCCGCCGCCGCAAGCTGGTTATAGGCGTCGTTCAGCAGGCCGACGTTCTTCACGCCGTCAGCAGCCGCGAGATCGGCCTTCTCGATAGCGGCTTCGACCCCGCCGAGAGTCTGGAGCGCAGCGTTGCCCGGATCAATGATCGCCCGGAGGCCAGCGGCCACTTGCGACGACGTGATTACCATCGTCTGCCCGCTCTCGACGAAGCGAGAAACATCCCGGCTCGCCTCGGCGGCCTGCGCGCCAACGGCGCGGAAACCAGTCAGCGCGGCAAGCTGATTGTCCGCCACCTTGGCGGTCTGGATCGCGTCGGCGAACAACTGGACGAAGCGGCTGGCCTGCCCGAGTCGCTGGGCCTCGGCGATCTTGCGCTCGAACCCCTGCTGGGCCGCCAGATCGGATTCCGCCTGCCGGGCCTGCTGGATATTCGCAGCGTACCCGTCGATAGCCGTGTTGACCTGAGACAGGCCCGCGCCGATCTGGCGGGCGGTGTTGACGATCCCCGTCTGGGCCGTGTCGAGTTTATCGACGGCGACCCCGGCGCGCTCCAGCGCGGCGGTCTGCTCGGCGAGGTCCTGCTTGTTCTTGTCAACGGCTGCGCTGGTCCGAAGGACCGCGTTCTCAAGCCGCTGCATCTTGTTCTCTTGCGCGGCGGTCGCCTTCCCGGCGGCCTCCACCTCGGCCTTGAGCGCGGCGAGATCGGCCTTCGCCTTATCGGCGGCAGCGCCAACCTTGTCGGAAGTCGCTACCAGCCGATTGTAGGCGTCGATCTGACCTTGGATCGCCGAGAGGTCCCGGCCCGCCTGAGCAAGCTGCTCCTGTGTCCGACGAAGCTCCTGCAAACTGACTTCACCGCGCTCGGCGGCGGCGATCTGTTCACCGATCTTCGTGTTCAGCGCGTCAATGTTCGCCGTGACCTGCTTGAAGGAGCGCCCGGTCGTCTCCTTCGCGGAGATCAGCAGTTCAATGTCACGCCGAGTCGTCGCCATCTCGCTTAGTCCTCAAGGTCCCGCAGGAATTTCTCGTAGGCTCTTATACCCTTTTTGCCGCCCGAGAAAACGGCAGAACCGACATGCTGGTCCGCCACCATGCGAAAAGCCATTTCTCGGCGCTTGATCTGCCGCAGAAGCTCGTTTTCGTTCGCGAGCTTCCCCAGCGGGTATCGGTGCGCGTCGAGATGGCCGTTCGCCTTTAGGTAGCTGACGCTTTCCCGGACGTTGCGATAATAGTCTGCAACGATGTCAGCAGGGGGCCGGGCTTGAGACCGTTTGCCTCTAGCAGACTTGCCACGACCCCCATTACTTTTCCCAGTTCGACACCCCCATCTTCGACCGTCAGCAGCACGATTGCCTTGAGAGCTTCGATCTGCTTGACGAAGGACAGGCGGCGGAACTTCTCGACATCCTCGGCTGATTCGGCCTCGGCGCACCGGGAAATCATTTCCACGACCATGGACGGGAAGTCCTTGGCAACGTCCATGACCAGATCGGCCACGCGGTCCTTCGGGAGGACCCCCTTGCCCGCGTACTTGGCGACGGTCGCCTTCATGTCCTCCAGATAGTGCATGGTCAGGAACGTGATGTCCTCTGAGTTCATGCCCCGAACGGTGAAGTACCCGTTCTTGCCCACCTCGATTCGGGTGGTCTCGATCTCGAAATTAACAGCCATATCGACTCCTCTGGCGCATAGAAAAGGGGCGACCCCGGAAGGAGTCGCCCCTGTAGGTCTCCGGGAGAGGAGAACTTACGCTGCGACGGGGCGACCGTCAACGTAATGCTTCTCGTAGCCCTCCTTCTTGAGGACTTCGCCCGTGAACGACATCTCGCTCCACGAGTCGGCCTTGAACTCGTAGTCGCCGTCCGGGGACAGGTCGATCAGGGGCCAGTAGTCGTCGCGGTTCTCGCCAGCGGTGTTGTCGGCGATATAGCGCAGCGCGCCCCGGATCGTCTCGCCCTTGGAGATGATGACCGTCCGGCTGTGCGCCGACGCGGTATAGGTGACGATGATGTCGTCCCCGTCGGCGATGTCCGGTGCGTCCTCCTTGATGAAGATGCGGCCCAGTTCGAGGTCCACGTCGTAGTTGGCCCCGCCTGCACCGCCGGGCACCGCAACCGGGGTCGGCGAGGTGTCATCGGTAACGGTCGTGATGGTCACGGCGCGAGCGCCGGTCGGGGTGGTCGGCCCGACGCCAAGCTGATACCAGCGACCGCGCATGACGGTAAGCGTTTCCGGGGTGCTGGTGATCGCCGACACGGCCAGAGTCTCGGCGGTGCCCTTCCAGAGCATCGCAAGGTTTTCCGGCTGGATGTCGTCGGTCGTGAAGCCGACGGTCTGGTCCGACTGAGTGACGACCGAAGCGTCCTTGGCGCGCTCCTTCTCGTCCGAGGAGTAATGCTCCTCGCGGGTCTCGTCGGTCGAGCCGGTCAGGCTCGTGGTGTTGCCGATGTAATACTCGCCGGTCAGATTGCCGTCGTCGTCCATCCGGTCGAAATAGAGCTTGCCAGCCCCGAGGGTATAATTCTTCGTGCGCGCCATGGGTTAATCCTCCTGAACAAAGGGCATGGTAAGGTCCGTCACGTTCCCGACGGAGATGGGCATATAGAAGTACGCGGTGCCTGATACATTATCTTTGCCCGGTCGCACAATAGGAATCTGATACCGGACATCGGCGACAAGGCCCCCCAGTCGCCATTCGTTCGGATAGAGACCTCCACGGCCCCCATCCTTCCTCTGCGTAGTGATTCGCGCCATCCGCATTTGAACCCACGCCAGAAGCTCGTATGCCGGGTCGGTCGGGTTCTTCTTGTCGTCCTCGGCGAACCCGTGGATCAAGAGCGTCCAGTCCTCGTCCTGCACGAGACCGGCACCCGCGCCATTCGGGTCGAGTTGGCGGGGTGCCTCAAGGATCGCCAGAAATGGCTCCTGCACCTCGTCGCCGAACTCGACCCGCCCCCTGAAAACCTTGTTGCTCAAGTCGAAAGGACAGACCTCTCCGGTCATCTCAGGAGGGAGATCGACCCACGCCGGGGTGATTCCCTTGAGATGATCGGTCAGGGCCTTCATGATCCTGAGCTTCTTGGAAATCATTTCACGACCTCACTTCTGTCCGCTGAGTCGGACGTATTGCCGGATGAACTCACGTTGCAGATCATCGGCCACGGCGGGACTTTCGGCCACGCTGACTTCGCGGAACACCTGATCGACCGAAGGACCATACAGCAGATACAGGTCTGGTGCTAGTTGGATACCTTGGCCGCCCTTCTTGCGTCCGCGAATCACTTGCCCCGGCTTGAGGCGGATTGCAAGGCCGAGATTGAAGCCGTCGCTGGCGTCGGCACCCCGGCGGAGGCGAACGAAGAACGCGCCGTCGATTCGCTTGGCCCCGCCTGTCCGGTTGACCTTGACGCGGACACCCCCGGTCCTGCGCGCGCCTTCCTGACTGTCCTGCGAGAAGCGAGCGAGAGAGGTAGGCCGGAACCGGGCTGTAATACTGGCCGTGAGATCGGCGTCCGTGGCCTTCTTGGTCTGCCCGAATCGGCTGGTATCCTCCAGATAGCCCGCCGGGAAATTGACTTCCTCGCGCATGGCTTTCCGCATACGCGGGACCGCCCGGCGGCTGGTGACGCTGTTGATCGCGATCCTCGCCGACGTGCGGGCTGCCGCAGGCTGCGCGGCAAGGAACTCGTCTACGTCGAGCAGGTTGACGGCGGTGATTCTAGCGGACATGCCCGCCTCGCTGGTCTAGCCCCGCTTGCGGGCCACGACCCATAGGGTCTCGCTGGGGCCGTCTGGGGGCTGCTGGGAGTCTAGGACGAAGGTGAGGCCCTTATAGTCCGGGATCGTCACCTCAGCGCCACGGGAGAGGACGAGAGCGGGTTCCCCGTTGGCGACCAAGGCTGCGCTGACCTCGGCCACGTTCGTATCGAGGAAAACCAGCTTGTCGATCCCGTCAATGATCTCGGCGTAGTCGCCGTCCAGATCGCCGGATCGGTCGATCTTGTTGTGGTAGCGGACGGTCAGGCCGGTGCCCGTATAGTCCTCGGCGAAGATCAGGCCGTCCGGGTGATCCTCGTCTACCAGAGTCGCGGGAACGGCGAGCCTTCCGTGGATGGCTCGCCGCGCCGCTGCTTTGATGTCTGCGAGAGACACCGGGCCGCCTTACAGGCCGCCGTCGGGATCGTCGTTGCCGCCGCCCGAGCCGCCCGACTTGTCGTCGGTCTGACCGGCTTCGTGCTTCTTGGCGAGCGCGAGCAGGTCGGCCTTCTTGGCGTCGTCGGCGAACTCGACCGAGTGGAAGGTCAGGTACGCCTTGAGGGCGTCAACCGACTTCTTGTCCATCGCCACGTCCTGCCCGGCGTAGTCCGGCAGTTCGACGACTTCGGGTTCGGAGGCCGTGACCTTGGCCCCGCCTTCCGAGATCGGATCGCGGTAGTGGAGCTTGCCGGTCGCCTTGGTCAGGCGGTCGAGCAGTTCGAGTTCGTCGCTGGTCAGATCGACGACCTTCTTGGACGCGAAGCGGACGCGGCGTTCTTCACCCTCGACCTCGCGGGTCGTGGTGAAAGCGACGAGGAGCAGTTTCAGTGCCATGTCGGAAATTCCTTCATTCTTCTCTGGGCTACAGGGCGAAAGGCCGGGGTTGCCCCCGGCCTCCCGTGTTCAAGCTATCAGGCTTCCGGGTCGTGGACCTGCAACTTGAAGCTGTTGTTCGGCTCCATGGGAACCGGCAGCGGGGCCGACTGGCTCAGCGTGTATTCCTTCGCCGGGTCGTCGTTCTTCTTGTCCACGATGCGCGGGAAGATACGCATGGCCCGGAGACCGGCGTTCGGGTCCTTGATGGCACCGAAGCACTGGACGCCGCTGAGCTTGTTGCCGACACCGACAACAGCGTTCGGGTCGATATAGTACCCCTCGGTCAGAGCGCCCGTGTCCGGGTCGCGCTGGTGGAAGTACCCGGCGTAGGTCCAGATACGGACCCGTGCCGCCGACTGCCCGCCGGACAGGACCGCCTTGAGTTCGGCTTCCTTGTCCGTGTCGGCCTGCCCGAGGATCGCCGCGTCGGCAGCGGTGCCGCCGATACGGTAGTTCGTGTCGAGCAGGTCCTTGACATCGGTGTTGCGGTAGAAGCGGTCGTAGGCTTCCTCGCCCATGATGATGTCGGTGATGCGCCCGCCCGAGAGCTTGCGCGCCAGCTTCATCTTCACGTTCAGGTCGGTCAGCGGGACCGCCGCCGATTCGCCCCAGCGCGCCGTCGAAGTCAGCACCTCGGTCAGGTCCGAGTCGCGGTTGAAGTCGATAGTGACGCGCGGGTAGTCCTCGCCCTCGATCACGACCGAACCGTTGACGAGCGCCTGAGCGCACATCCAGTTGATCCGGCGCTCGATCATATCCCGTTCAAGACGGAAGTTCTCGGCGATGGTCGCGTCATACCGCTGCTGCGGCGTCAGCGATCCGGTCATCGGCTGTTCGCCAGCCCGGCGCTTGAACTGCTGCTGCACGTCGATGTCGTGCTTCGGCTTGACGTAGGCGGGCTTGAAGGACCGGGTATCGAATCCGCCCTTCGCCATCACGCGGCCCTCGACGTGCGGGGCAACGAACGGCGCAAGGATGTAGCGATCCTCGCTGATCTCGTCGAAGAACACCTTCTCCGTGGTGAAGGTGATCTCCTCCGGGAAGAACTGGAGGAAGAAAAGCGGGTCGATCTGCTGGCGGTTCTGGACGCCAATCAGGGTCATCGTATCGTAGAGTTCAACGGCCATCTGGCGTCTCCTTCGCGGGTCCCCCGTTCCACCATTGAACGGTCGTGGGAGAATGGTTACTTGAAATTCCCGGCGGCTACAAGAGCCGCCGGGAGACGAAAGCAGATCAGAGCAGGTGCTTGACCCGGAAAGGAGCGCCTGCGGCTTCCAGAGCCGCCGACTTCTCCTCGTGCGAGGCCGCTGCCAGCCCGGCGGGCCAGACGAGCAGATCGGGGTTGAAGCAGGCACCGACGTAGTACGGACCCATGGTGGCCGCGTTGTAGCCGGTCGCCGTGGTGTCCATATCCGCAGCCGCGACGCCGACCGGCGTTGCTTCGACGGTATCCGGGTCCACCGCAGCGGGGTCCCACGGCACCAGTTGATCGGCGGTGTTGCGCGCGAGGATGGTCAGGACAGCGATGTCCTGATTCGTCGCGAAAGTGCCCGCCGCCGTCTTGATGTCGTCCTCGGCGGTGAAAAGCTGAGTCGGGCTGTACGAGCCTTCGAGCGTGTTGCCCTGAGCCATCCAGTCCTCGTTGCTGTAACCTTCGACAGCCATGATAGGGTCTCCTTATGAAATGATTTCCGTGGAGAGCCGGTTTCGGGCTTACGCCTTGGCCGTCTCGAACTTGCGGCCCGTCGCTGCCGCCTGCGCCCCGAGGATTCGGGAAACATTGGCGCTGACGGCATCACCGTCACCGCCGCCGCCCTTGCCGTCAGGCCCGACCTCGGGGTGCTTCCCCTGATCCATGGCCTGCTCGAACTGCGACTTGCCCTTGGCCTTGTCGCCGTCGTCCTTGCCCTCGTCGTCGTCCTTCGGCTCCTCCTTGGGAGCCTCGGCCTTCGGCGACGCCTTGAGGATCGCGGCGGCCTGCTCGACGGTGTTGTCCGTCTCGTAAGCCAGATGCTCGGCGAGGGACTCGCGGCCCTTCGCTTCCTCGTGGGTCATGATGCCCTTGATACGCTCGCGCGTCTCATTGGCGATGGTGGCCCGATCTTCGGAACTGATTTCTGCCATCTCTACTTCCTCCTGAGAGTCATCGGTAGTCGGTTCGTCCGCACTGTTGCCAAGCTCAGCCACGAACGACGCAACCGCCGTGGTCGGAGACTCCGCCGCGTCGATCAGGCCGAGCGACAACGCTTCCGTCGGCCTCATTACACGAGCCTCGGTGCCCTTGACAACACTTTCTTCGATCCCGCGAAATTCGGCCACGGCGCGGTGAAATTCCCCGGCGCGCTCGTCTACCATGGATTGCAGGTAGGCGCGGTCGTCGTCCGACATCGCTTCGTACATATTGCCGCTCGTCTTGAACTTGCCGTTCTTGACGAACTCGGTCTCGATTCCCCACTCCGCCAGCATCTTGGCGATGTTCATGTGCAGGATGTAGACACCGATGGAGCCGACGCTGCCCGAGGGCGCGCAGACGATTCGGTTGCAGGGAGCCGCCAGCCAGAAGCCGCCGGAAGCGGACAGGCTGTTCACCAGCGCCATGGTCGGCTTGTCGAGCGAATTGATTTCGCGCGCCAGTTCATCGCACCCGGCAGCTTCGCCGCCCGGCGAGTCGTGATCGAACACGATCAGGTTCACGTCGTCGTCAGCCGCCGCCGCGTTCATCTGCTTGCGGATGAAGTCGTACCCGGTGACGAAACCCCAGCAGTAGTTGAAGCGGTTAATCAGGATGCCGTGGACAGGGATCACCGCCACGCCGTCCTGATAGATAAACGGCTTGGTCGGACCCTCTGGCCCGTCCTCCCAGCCCCACGAAGCCATGACTTCGCCCCGGACCTCGTTCCATGCTGCCGAGGGGTCCGTAACCTGCTCTGCCTCGCTCAGGAGGCCCATGAGCATGGCTTCGGCGTGGCGGTCGCTGATAAGGCAGTCCCCCGCCGACATGCGGCTGAGGACCTGCGCCATAAGGCCGCGCTTACGCAGCTTCGTCATCGGCTTCTCCTGTGTCGTCGATCTCGGCGTCATCGGCCTGCTGCTGGGCGTCGTTTCCGTCGCCCTGATCGCCGCCCTGACCCGTGTTGCCCTTGTTCGTGTTGAGGTCGAACACCAGACCCTTCTCCTCGCGGACGCCTGCCTCAAGCGCCTGCTGCTCGAAAATCTCGCGCCAGTCCTCGCCGAGTCGGGCGATCTCGATCTCATAGGTCGAGAGGCCCGCCTTGATGCGGAGGATCGCGGCCTGCGTCTCCTTGAGTTCGTCGATCTGCCCGGTGCCGGTGCCGATCCACGTACAACGGCTGAACGCCTCCCGCATGAGAGGCTTGTAGAAGTCATCGCGAGTGAAGCCCGGCGGCAGCGGGACCTCTCCCTGCGAAATGAACTCCTCCAGCACGTTCCCGTAGATCAGGTTCGCCAGACGGTCGGCGACCGACTTCTTGCGCGAGCGCATGAACCGGCGCGTGTTCTCGGTCGAGAGCTTCGCCGTGGCGTAGGACATCTTGGAATAGTCGCGCGAGAACTCGGCGTAGTCCATGCCCAGCGCCGCCGCCGTATGACGAAGCAGCGAAGCCTCGAAATCAGTTCCAACTCCGCCGGGGGTGCCCAGCGTTTTCATGTTGAGCTTCGTGCCGGGGTAGAGGTGCGGAATCATCGCACCGTCGAGCGCGATGTTCTCCGCCCCGGCGAGATACTTCTGGAGGCCCGCCAGATAGGCACCGATAGCCGTGTTCAAGGCTTCCGGGGTGCTGGCGTCGCCGCCCATGGCGACAATCATTTCCGCCGTCGGCATCTCCGATTCGATGGCAGCGCAGTACGTCGCATTGATGACCGCGTTCTGGAGAACCACGTCCTGCAAGTGCTTCGTCATCCGCATACGCTTGAGGGCTGCGACCATATCGGCCACGCCGCGATGCTGATCCGGGAAAAGCTGCTCGATAATGTGGATGACCTGCGGACGGCCCCACGGCTTGTAGCGCGGCACGTAGGCGAAATCGAGCATGTCGTATGCGCCGGGCCAGAACGAGTTCGGGTGGTTCCGCTGGATGTAGTACCCGAGGGGCTTGCCCCGAGCATCTACCTTGACCCCCCGGCGCATGTCCTTCGTGTCCATCTGCCAGTCCGGGTTTCGGAGGCGGCTGGGATCGACCGACTGGAAGCACGTCTTGAGCGGTCGCCCGGCGGAACGATCCCACTCAGAGGTCTCCAGCACTTCGCCGGTCATGACGAACCCGGCGACGCCGAGCCGAATCTTGCCGGTGAACGTGTTCATGCCCGCCGCGTCGAGGTAGCAGGCTTCGCTCTCGGCGATCAGGTGGAAGCGATCTTCGATGATCTTCTGCGCTTCATCCGCCCACGCCTTCGTCGCGCCGGGGATCACCTTCCACGCGATCTTGGAGTTCAGCCGGTATTGCGCGCCGACGATGGCGTCCATGTGCGACTGGATCGCGCCACGGGCGTAGCCATCGTTGATGACCATATCCTTGGCGCGCGCGTCGGCAGGCTCCTTGACGGAGTTGATCGCCCGATCCGGCGGGACCGAGGCGACATTCCAGTTGACCGTCTCGCGGCTGGTCCGCTCTGCGCCCTCCAGACCGCCGCCGAGGGCGTGTTCGACCGAGCCGTTGCCCCGATAAATCTGGACATCGGTACGGCCCCGGAGACCCTGCCCGAACTCGAACGCCTGCTGTTCAGCAGCCATTTAGCACCTCCGACCGTAAGTGAACTTGAGGGGGCCACGATAGGCCGAGAAGGTCAAACCGCTGCACTCCTTCTTCTCCGCCTCCAGACGGGCGATGTAGGATTGCAGAGCGCCCGGATTGCTCCGGGTGTATTGGACGCTTTCGCCGTTCTGGTCAATGAACCGCGACACCGCTGCCCCGGTCATGATCTCGTGGTACGCCTTCCGTGCCTCGGCGAGGCGGGCGTCGATAGTGGTGCAATCCGCCATGTGGCCGGTCCTCATGCGATCTTGGAAGCGATTTCGGTCAGGTCATAACTCGTTTTCTTCTGCTCTGCAAACGGTTCAGCGCCGGGGCGGACAATAAAGGGATTGGTCGGGTCGAGGGGATCGGCCCACGAAGGCACGTTCTTCCAGAAATTCGGGCGCTCACAACGAATATACTTCGTCATGCACAAAGCAATCGCGTAGTAAAGCAAGTCCCATGCTTCGTTATTTCGGATGCCGGGAGCCTTCTGCCAGCCCTTGTCCTTTAGAATTTCCGAGCAGAACTCCTTGAACAGCCATGCAGGCATCCACTTCGGGATACGGACCATCCCCTTGTTCTTGAACTCTGCGGACAGGCGATTGTTTGCCTCGTTCTTCAACTGATTCGAGTTCAGTTGCCAGACCGGCACGTCGCCGCGCGCGACGGCGAGGTTCTTGCGGTCGCTGGCGTCCGGGAAAGTCTCACGGACCTGAGGGGCGTTCGGAGTGCCCGACCCCTTGAGCAAGAGGAAACGATTTCCAAGACCCATGTTCTTGAGCAGCCGCCAGAAGGCGTAAGCGTTCGCCGTCACGCCCGCCTTACCGCCCGAGTCGCAGCCGACGATCCGAATCGCCATGCGCTCCTCGCGGCCCTCAATCGGATAGGTCCGGTTGATGACTTCGGAGATCAGGAGGTCCCAGTCCTCCAGATAGGTGCCCGGCTTGACCCATTCGGTATCCCCATCCGAATCACGACGCAGGGACTTGCGGATGTCGAATCGCTCGATCAGAGCCAGATCGTAAGGCTCGCCGGGGATCACACTCCACGTCTGGACGACGAACATATTCTTCTGCACGTCAACCGTGGCAATGGCGAAAGCAGTCTCGGAAATGATTTCGATCTCGCCGGTCTCGGGGTTGCGCCCGAACTCCTCGGCGCGCGCCATCATGTCCTCAGGCGTCCGTTCCTGCTCTGCCGCCTTGGGCTTGTAGGGCCGCCCCAAGTCGGTGTTGTAGAACTTCCGCAGCGGCTCCTCGTTCAACGTCGCGTCGAACTCCTCCTCTGCCGTGAGGTAGGTTGCCACCAGCTTGGGCCAGTTCGTGAACGCGGCAGAGCTTCCCTCAAGCCAGTAGCTCGCGTACTTCGTGCGCCGGGGCGTCCCTTCGATCTTGCCGCCGATGATATGGCAGCCGTCGGGAAGCCAAAGGCCGTTCTGCTGGAGCGTGAACCGCTCGTCCGGGTGCATCTTGCCTTCGCAATGCGGGCACTTCATCCGAACCGATTCGGCGGCGTCGAGGAGACTGGAGAACGGGTCCCACTCCAGAAGCTCGAACCGAGGCTCCAGATACTCGCCGCAGCGACCGCAAGGCATGTACCAGCGGCGACGGTCGCCACGGTTGTAGAGGGCCAGAATCCCGGTCGTAGGCGGTGCCTCGTGGGCCGTCTTGGGCGTGTAGCGGAAATCGGTGATCTCACGGCTGGGCGATGATTCGCACAAGGTCATGGCGAACGAGCCGAACGAAGTGGTACGCTTGGTCGCCAGATCGAACGGGTCGCCCTCGCCTTCGATGTCGTCGTCCATGCGGTCGCGATCGGTCAAAGCGATTCGGGGGATCGGCTTACCCGCAAGCTCGGCTTTAGTCGGCCACGCGAGGCCGAGGATCATCCCGTTCTTGTAGTGCTTGTCGAACTTGTTGTCGGCGTCACGGGCCTCCAGCAACTCCTTGCCGACGAGTTCCGAGTCGCGGTGCAGGCGGTCGATACGACGGTTCGAGAAGTCGCGGGCGTTCGCCTGCGTCGGCGAGAAGATCGTCATGTCCGACGGCTCAGCGCGCACGGAGAACCCGGCCCAGTTCAGAATGAGTTCCGTCTTGCCGCACTGGGCCGGGCCGACGAAGATCACCGCGTCAAGCTCCGGGTTGACAAGCTGGTCCAGCGGCTCGCGGAGATATGGGGCGTAGGAGAAGCGCCACGGCCCGACGTAGCCGGGCGCGTTGTTCAGTTGCCGCTCTTGCTCGGCCCACTCGGAAGGCTTGCGGTGATCGGGATCGAGCCAGACCTGATCGACGGTCTGGCAGACCAGATCGCCGAGGTCCTTATAGCCCGTTATACTCGTCCGATTCTTCCTCGGCAGCAGGAACTCGATCTCGTCCGTCGTCAGACGGCTCGTGTTCACGAACGACGAGAGGGCCATCACCTCCGATTGGTCCATCATACTCGGGTCCGTCGCCATAACCTTCAAACTCCTTCATGATCGCCTTGCGACCCTCGACCAGCGCCCCTTCGACGACGCGGCGGACAACTTGCTTCTGCTCCCGGCTCAGACCCGCCTCGCGCTCGATTGTATCGGGCAGCAGCAGCAGGATCATGCGGACGCTGTTGAACAGGACCGAGATCAGCCGGACCACGCGGCTGGTGCGCCAGAGATCACCGATCATCTCCTCGTAGGCCGCTCGGGTTTTCTGGGCGCTCCAGAAGGCGTTCTGGAGCATCGGCGGAAGGTCCGAGTGGTTCATGTTCATGATGACCCGCTCGATGTCATAGCCGGGCTTCACGAGCCGCTGGGCAGCCTCAGGGATCGAGTAGATCGGCGTCCCCCGGCGGCGACCGCAAGGGACTAGGCTGCTGACCTTGCTCGTGACGACCTTCGGGTCCATCTTGAACATGATCGCAAGCTGCCGGATCGTGGCCCCTTCGTAGATGATCGCCGAGGTCTCCGGGTCGTCGGAACGAACCAGATTGTCGTAACCTTCCTGCTTCTTCGCCGCCGCCGACGCCACTCACAGACCTCCGTAGATTTTCGCGTAGATGCTCTCCAGCACCGCTTCGCGGGACCGACCCCCGGCGCACCCGGTCTCGTTGCGACCGAAGTACCAGATGGCGGAGATCGACCCATTCAGCATCCCAACATACGTCACTCGACCCCCGACTGGCAAGAGAACAGAGTTCAGCCATTCGCGATGCTCCCGCATACGGGCATAGTAGCGCAGGTTGCCGGGGTCGCGCTCTCCCTCAAAATGGCCTAGTGGATCACCTCGACTCATGACCTACAGTCCTCCGAACATGGCCGCTTCTGCGACCGCGATTGCCTTGGCCGGTGTTGGCCCAAGAAATGCTTTCGATGATCCCTTGACCGTCAACACGACCTGCCCGTGGATATTCCAGTAGAAGCAGATCGGTTGCAGCCCGGCGTCAAAGAACAGGACCTTGAGGTCCGACGTGATCGTGATGTCGCACTCAGTCGAAGGCTTCGGCATAGCTCGACTCCTTACGCTCGACCCGCTGCCCGGTGATCTCCGCGCGCATGTCCATGATGTACCGGAACAAGGCGTTCTGGGCGTCCTCCTTGGCTTGGAGTCGCTTCACCGCAACCTCGTCTGCCGATCCTTTGACTACCAGCGGCCACGAGCGCACCGGGCGCGTCTGGCCTTGCCGGGCGAGGCGCTTGTGAATCTGATACCATTTCTCGTAGGACCAGAACATATCGAAGATCGCGATGTCGTGGCCCGGCCCCTTCTGGAGGTTCAGGCCGAACTCGCTGCCTTGCGGGTGAACCGCCAGCAGGCCGATCTTGCCCTTGTTCCACCCGTCCTGCTGGCTGCCCTGCCGGTCCATGACCTGCATCTTGGGGAACGCCTTCTTGAGCCGGGCGAGGCTGGACTGCCACCAGTAGACCAGCATGATCGGCTCGCCGTGAAGCTCGTCGATCAACTGCCGCAGTTCTTCGATCTTGTGATCGTGGATCGCGCGCGCCTTCTTCTTGTCGTCGTAGACCGCGCCAGAGCAGAACTGGAGGAGCTTCTGGCTGAGGCTCGCTGGGTTGTCGGCGTCGATATAGTCGTCCGGGATGCCGGTCGAGTCGAAGGTGTCAGACAGCCGCAGGATACGGCTTTCGATGAACTCCTTCTCCAGTTCACGAAGCTCGGGGCCAAGCTCGATCTTGCGCGTGAGATCGGCCCACCCGGTCGCCACCTCGGGTAGATGGTCCTCCGCCTTGGCGACAAGGCAGATGTCCGCCATCTGGGAGGAGATGATCTTGTCGTGCCCCTTGCGGAGCTTGTAGCTGTACGTCTTGCTGTTGTAGGTGAAATGCTCGTCGCGCCAGTGCGTGATCGCATTGCCCCAGAGGTTGCCGGTGTCCATGAGCCATCGCTGGCTGAACAACTTCTGGTAGCCCTCGGCGGCTGGGGTCGCCGTCATCTGGACAAACGATTTCAGGTTGCGGCGAAGCTGCCGCATGGCCTTGAAGCGTTGCGTGTTGTGATCGCCGAGATCGCTGGCCTCGTCATAGATCGCGTCGTCGTAGGGGCAACCGGCCTGCTGCTCGACCAGAGCATCCACCAGCCAAGGCAGGGCTTCCCGGTTAATGAAGTGGAGGGGCACGTCAACCCGAAGCTGCGCGCGCCGCAGCTTGTCCTTGAAGCCGGTTGTAAGCGTCCCTGCGGCCCTGTCAGCTTCTTCGGGGGGTAAGCCGTCCGTGGCAGCGAATCGGGCGTACAGGGCCGTCTGGCGGTCAAATTCGGCTAGGTCCTGCGGCTGGGGGAAGATCGGGGACAGCCCGGCGGTCCAATAGTCGATCCACTGGCGCTCCAGCGACGACCGGAGCAGACCCCGGTACTGGTCGATCTCCCACGCCTCCAAGCCGCCGCAGCGGGCGCGGGTGTATGCGTCCCGGCGGAACTCCTTGACGGCTGGATCGTCATCCTCGGCTCGGACAAGCTGGTACGGGACATCGGCGAGATGTTCCCACTCGGCAAGCTCGTTAGGCCATGTCTGACACGCTACTCGGATAGGGGCGATCACCAGCGCCCGGCGACTGACGCCCAGATGCTTGAGCCGCTGGATCAGGTAGGTCAGACCGATTGCGGTTTTGCCTAGCCCGGCGTCGTAGTAAAGCCCGCAGAACGGATGCAAGTGACAATGCGCCAGCCCTTCCCATTGGTAGTCGTGAAAGTTGTTCAGCGTGAGCATCGGAAATGATTTCCACTATAGACGAGCCGCAGCCTGCATCTTTCGTACCTGATCCCAGAACTCGCGTCGAGAGTGAGCGACGATAACGATCTCGCCTTGCTCTCGTAGCTCGTCGTGGCGGAGCAACTGGTGCGGCTCAGGCTCCTTGCCTTCTGCCTTCCACTCGCACCAGAACGCCGGGATACCCAGCCCGAGAGCCTTGTACCAGCGGTCGGGCCATCCGTCATGATTGCAGACCATGATCTTGAGTTCGACGTAGCCCAGCCGTCGCCACTCGGCGCTGGTCTCGCGCTCGTCAACCGACTCCTTCCGGGGCTGGTTTCGGATACGCCTCACAGGCCGCCCATATCCATCGCAGCAAGGTTGACCGGGCACTCCATGAGACGGTCGATCATCTCGGTCGTGCAAGAGCCTTGGTGGCCGCGAACCCAGACAACCCACATGCAATCCATGAGAGGCGACTTGCCCCGCTCGGCTTCAAGGAACGCCGGTCGCCACGTCAGATTCAGTTCCTTGAACGGACGGGTCTCCCGGAACAGCTTCTTCCGGTTCTTCGTGTTCCAGTATTGAGCCTTGAGGAGCATGACGGCCACGGGCGCTTCCTCGATAGCCCGGCGGATGAATTGCTCGGCTACCGCGAACGGCGGATTCGTGATGACGGCATCGTAGTATCCCGCATGATCGAAGTGCGTATGCTCGTCGAGGAAGTTGAACCCGCCCTGACCCCCGGCGACATCGGGGCGCAGATCGTAGCCGTCAACCCGGTAGCCGAACTCCTCCAGAGGTCGGACCATCATGCCGTCGGCGCAGGCCGGTTCGAGAATCAGCGCGTTCGCTGGCATGAGATCGGCGATATGAGGGAGCAGGCTGTAGGTGCAGTCCGTCGGCGTGGGGTAGAGGTCGGCTGGCTTGCGCGCCCACTTCCGCATAGCCTCGGCGATTGCGCCGGACATGCCCAGAGCTTTGGCTTGTTCCTCCTCCAGTTCCGGGCCGCCGTTGTGCCCCAAGCCGGGGACATCCCAGAAATCGTCGTCTGCGTCGCTCATTATCAATCCTTCTTGTAGACTTTGCCCTCATACCCGGCTGCCCCGAGAGGCATGGTCGCCAGCCATGGGAATTTCTCTTGGATCGCCTTCGTCATGCAATGGCGGAGTGCGGGGACATCGTGAACGTCGTCGTCCTCGTCCTCCTCGGAAATGATTTCGTCGTGAACGTGACCGACGATGAAGAACCCGGCAGCGTGAGCCGCCAGCATACCGAACCCAAGGATGTCACGGGCGAGCGCCTGCACGAAGTTCTCGATGAACTTGCCGCCATGGCTCTCGATACGCTTCCACTGGTTCGTGACCTGATCCTTGCCCATATACGAGATGTTGGTCCGCAGATAGGTGCCGTAGCGCCCCTCTGCCTCGTACTTCTCGACCCGGAGCTTGTAGTACCACATGGACCGGCCCGAGGGCAGGCCGACGCGCAGGAACGGCTTGACGATCTGGAACTCCAGCGGTCCCCACTTGACGATCTTGCCGCCCGCCGCCATCGCCCGTTCAATGGTATCTTCGATCTGATACCAGCCGTTCTTGATCTCGCTGTAGGTGTCCCGGAAAACCTGCACCGCCCGATTCGCTTCCTCACGGGTCATCTTGACGCCCATGTTCTCAGCGTAGGCCCAGAGGCCGGTTTTCTCGCCGTCCCGAAGTTCGCCGCCAGACAGACGGTAGCCCGCGCCAAGCACGGCAGGCTTGGCCCCGGATCGCTGGGCCTTCGTCACCTCGTCATAGGGGACGCCGTACAGGTCGGTCGCGAAGTCCTTATACGCGCACCGGCCCTCCCGGAACACGTTCAGGCCGCGCTCGCAATCGGTGATCCAGAAGATCACGACCGACTCAATCGACGAGAGATCGCAGACGACGAGCTTCTTGCCGTCGTGAGCCTGAATCGTGGATCGGACGCACCCGGCCACGGCGTCCATCTGCTCGCCCGCGAACAGGCCGAGCGTGTTGTAGTCGCCCGCTTCGATCAGGCTGTTGCAGTAGTCGAGCCGGTCGAAGTCGATCCCGTCCTCAGGCTCAAGCCATTTCGGCGTCCGGGGGAGGTTCTGCGGCTGAATCTTGCGGCCCGCCCAGCGGTTCGTCCGGGAGCCGCCCGCGAACTGGAAACAGTGACGCAGGCGGTCGTCGTCGCCGAGACCCGAGATGCAGGCTTCGTACTTCGTCGTAGATGTCTTGCTGGACCCCTGCCGGAAGCGCAGGACGATCCGGCACTCGTCAGTCAGGATGCCGTCGCCTTCGACCTGACCCAGCGCGTTCAGCGTTGCGCCGGGGAAGCACGGCATCTTGGTCGGCACCCGATCCTCGGGCGAGGCCGTGACGTACCGCTTGACGGCTTCCTCCTCGGCGGCGAGCGTCTTGGCGACGTTGGCCTTCTGGAGGTTTTCGTATGGGTATCCACGGTCGATCAGCCAAGGGAGAAGCTGAGCGCCGCTGTTGGCGTTCGCGAGGCCCGTGATGTCATTCTGCGCGGAAATGAGTTCCGCCTTCCGGCGGTTCGCGATCTCCAGCGCGTTCTCGACGAAGCGCCGGTTGATCGGCAGCCCCCGGTCATTGATGATCTGGTCGAGGTGATAGAGGTCCCATTGCCAGTCCGGGACGCCGAACCGGATCAGCTTGGTCCAAAGCTCGTACTCCGTGTCGGTGTCGCGGATGCAGTATTGCTTGAACACCTCCCATTGCTCGGGATCAGAGTGCATGTCGCGCCAGACGAACGGCTGGTTCTTGGTCGGCTTGTTCGGCTGGCAGAACATGCGGATAAGCTGCTTGCCTCGCGGGTCCTTCTTGTACCGAAGGTCCATCTGGTCGGCGATGTCGTCGAGGCCACCCATGAACGAGAACATATAGGCGAGCGCCATGGCGCACCGCCACTCCTCGTAGGGGACGTGGATGTCCATGGTCCGGGCCAACACCCGGTTCGTCATTAGCCGCTCGAACTGCGCGTTGAACGCGACTTTCAGGACCTCAGGATCGCGCAGGGCTTCCTTGAGATCGGAGGGCATACGCTCGCCCTCAGCGGGAACCCATAGCTGGGTTGCCTCGTCGTTGATCTTGAACGAGGCCATGAGAATCTTCGTCGAGAGGTCGGACGTGTAGATGTCCGCGCCCCGGTCGAACAAGTCGATCTCGGACTTCGCTTCGTAGTCAAAGTGGAGTCTGGTCTGCGCCATAACGATGGTGGGGCCGCCGGTCGCCCGGCAGCCCCCGAGACCTTAGAGGCCGCCCATGTCGTCGTCGGAGTCGCCCCCGAAGCCGCCTTCGTCGTCGTCATCGAACGACGAGATCGCGTCATCCTTGGAGATGCCGCCCTCGGCGATCAGCGGACCCTCGCGGCGGAGACGAACGGCGCGCAGGCTGGCGTTGATACGCTGCCCATGCTCGTTGTCCTGCCACCACGGCTGGACCAGCATGTCGATGAAGTAGCCCGCCTTGATCTCGGACTTGATTTCCTCGGGCGACTCCATCTCCGACTTGTCGGGATGCAGCACCGTCGGCTTTTCCGTCTCGCGGCTGGCGACGATCCACGCGCCTGCGTATTCCGGCTTCTTCGTCGGCTTGCCATCGCGGATGAACTTGGCGTCATCCTTGATGTCCTTGCCCTTGTTGCGGTCCTTGATGATGTCATCGCAGACCTCCAGCAAGAGGTCGATTGCAGGCTGGTGCGTGTCCGTCGGAAGGATGCCCGTGATCGAGTAAGCAGGCGTGTCCTTCTCGTTCTTCCGCCACATCTTGTCGATATGGGGGTAGGACGCACGGACATCCGAGATCATGATGGTGCCGTCGCTATACAGCTTGGCGATCACCTGACCCTTGGAGTTCTTGGCCTGCTTGACCACGGTACGCGGAGTTGCTTCGCTCATATTCGTATTCCTTGCTTCACGAGTTACCGATGGCCTCAACGTCGTCATCGAACGCTGAGACCGCTGACGGGATACCCTCTCGCTTGTCGTGAGCGGGTATCATCGTCACTTTCCCCGGCGGCTGGTAGACGAACTCGGCAATCCGAGAATCGTTTTCCTTGATGGTGCCGCCAAGAGAAACCCTTAATAGCTGAACTGCCTGTGCAGGGGAAAGGAATTTTTGCTCGTACATATCCAGATCGCTAATACCGCGACCCCGGAGCATACGACGAGCGCCTTTCTCGTCTGTCCATTTACGGTTGCCAGCCCGCCCGTAACCTAGCTTCTGGCCGGGAACTTCTACCCCCATCTCCAGTCGCTTGAGCAGATAGTCGTACATCTCCCGGAAATACTTCTCCAGAATCGGTCGCCACTCGTAAATCTGGGCCAGCCGTTCGACGGGCACCTGCGCGTATGGCGGGAGAATCGGAGGACCGGAAATCATTTCCTGCTCGATCACGGCCACGGCGCGACTGGGCGACATCTCGGTATCGTCGAGATCGTCGAAGCTGGCGGACGCGATCTTGACCTTTACTGCGGCGAGCGCCGGGCAGTCGAATCGGGCCGGACAGTATTCGCAGGCGATGGGGTCCGGGTTGTAGGGAGCGTCCGGGTCCCACGCCTTGTACGCCGCCTCCCGGTAGCGTTCTCCAAAAGCCAGCAGGTCAGCGCGAGAGATGGTCCAAGTATCATAGTTGTCCCTTCGCGGCTGGCATATCTGGATTTCGATCTCTTGGAAATCGTAGAGCCAGTCAAGCTCCTCGAACGCGCCGAGGGCGTATGCCATGCCCTGCTCGTTCTCCTCCGCGTCAACCCAGACCTTGCCGTACTTGAGGTCCTTGACCCGGAGCTTCTGCCACTCGGCGCTGATATGATCGGAGGTCCCGAAGCTCGGGACCGGCGTGTATTTCGAGAGATCGACTTTCACCTCGACGTAGTGGCGTCCGGGCATCGTAGATACGACGCAGACGTACTCCTCGACGTAGGAAATCATTTCCTCGGTGATCTCGACCTCGAACCCGTCCTTCTCGTGGATTGAGCCGAGGTGTCGATATGGGTTGCCGTTGTTCAACCAGTCCTCGGCAAGCCAGTGCGCGATGGACCCTTCTGCGGCATAGTATGTCGGGTTGTCGCCCGCCAGATGACCAGCGATCAGCGACCGAGGGCATCGCATCCAGCGGTGCGCGCTGGACGGGCCGAAGATCGAGTGGCCCGTGGCGTTCTTGTCCGCGAGCATCTGATCGGTGATGGGATGATGTTCGGACATTGTACCCCCGGCTTAGGAGGAGATCGGGACTGGAAGGGGGGTGTCCCGGTCTCCACCGAAGCCGGGGAGGGCGTTCGGGCTTTGCAGGCCCTATTCCCTCCCCGGTCCCTTGGTGCGACCCGAGGGAGATCAGAGACCGCCGTTGTCGTCGCCTTCCGGCTCCTCGCTGAGCTTGGCTTCCGCCGCGTCCCAGTATTTCTGCCAGTTGGCGGTGTCGGCGATCAGGTTGGCGAGCTTGTCGTGGCCCTGTTCCTTGATAAGCGCCTTGGCGGCGGCGTCGCCGTGCGCCTGCTGCACTTCGAGGAACTTGTCGCGAAGCTGCTCCGCCGTGAACGACGGCTTGGCGGCCTCGGCAGCCTTCTTCTCGGCGGCCTCGCGCTTCTTCTTCTCGGCGGCGGTCTCGGCCTTCTCGCCGGACCCGGCGGCAGCACCGCCCTTGAGCAGCGCCAGAATTTCCTCGTTCTGCGCCTTGATTTCTTCCAGAATACCCATGGTAGTTGCTTCTCCGTTGCATGGATCGACCCCGCCCCGAATCGGAACGGCCCCTGTTACCTGCCCGATCCGCCCGCTTACTGTCAATGGGAAAAATCTTACTTGCGTTAAATATGTTTCTGGGGCAGCTTGACCCTCCGAATCGCGGGCAGGGTGTCATGCAATCAGACAAATTCGCTATTCCGGCTTGGGTAGAGCCGGAACAGAGGGCAGAGTTCGCCGTAAGGCTGGCAGCCCTCTACTACAAGATGGACGGAAGCCTCGGCGACCTCTCTGAGGCGCTTGGAGGCTCGCGCTCCCTGCTGCACATGGCCCTGAAATCGAAGGGCGGTGTCAACGCCCAGACCTGTATCAAATTGGAGGAGCTACTGGGACGCGAGACGTTCCCGCGTGAATTTTTTCGTCCCGACATCTTTGTAGCGGAGTAGCCTCAGGGTGGCCGCTCGGCGTTATATGGAGGAGTTCGGCACTCGCATTGCCGAGAACGGGTACGAAGTCATTCCGATCATCCCCGGCGAGAAGCGCCCGGCGGGTGAGAAGTGGCAGAAGTTCGACGGCTCGCCCGAGGGCGTTCAGGACTACCTTGCCGACGGCAAGGGCGGTCACGGAGTCGGGATCAAGTCTCGCTACGCGCCGGGCGTCGATATTGACATCCTCGACGAGGCCGTCAACGCCGAGGTGCAGGACATCGTTCGCGAGATCGCCGGGGAAAGCCCGCTCAAGCGTGTCGGCCTGCCTCCGAAGGTTCTCTGGGTCTACCGGGCCGAGAAGGACGAGACGTTCCCGAAGGTCGATACCGGCGAATGGCTCGACCCGCAAGGCCGCAAGGCCAAGCTGGAGATTCTGGCGGACGGGCAGCAGTTCGTCGCCGCGCATATCCACCCTGACACCGGCAAGCCGTACCAATGGCTCGACGGCAAGTCGGTCCTGAGCGTCAAGCGCAAGGACCTCCCGGTTCTGACTCACGAGCAGGCGAAGGAGATCAAGGAGCGGGTTCTACAGGTTTTCCTCGGCCACGGCTGGACCAAGAAAACCCGCAACTCGATCACCCGCCTGACGAACCCGCTGGACGACGACGATCCGTTCAGCGCCTACCGCCCGAAGGTCCAGATCGGCGACGAGGAGCTTGAGCGCAAGCTGTTCCTGATCGAGGACAACACGGACCACGACACATGGTTCCAGATCGGGATGGCGCTCTATCACCAGTACGACGGAAGCCAGCAGGGATTCGATCTCTGGGATCGCTGGTCTGCGTCTGCGCCGAACTACGACCGCGAGGCGCTGGAGAAGCGTTGGCCGACGTTCAACAACCGCGACAAGGCCCATATCCCGATCACCTGCCGGATCGTCCTCAAGCTCGCCAAGGACGCCGAGGAGCAGTCGATCAAGGAGAAGGTCGTCGATTTCCTCTCCCGGTTGCAGGCGGCCCCGGACACCGATTCGCTGGTCGCCGTCTGCGACGAGATCAAGGTCGTCGAGCTTCCGAACCACGTCCGCGAGCTTATGACCGGCAAGGTCAAGGCGAAGTGGAAGGACCTGACCGGGGAGGCTCCGCGTATCGGCTTCGTCCGCGAACTGATCCGGTTCGAGAGCAAGGAAATCATTTCCGCGCCGCCGTGGGTCAAGCCGTGGGTCTACTGCTCGCAGACCGACAACCTGTTCAACATCGTCAACCGCATGGAGCTTACCCGCCCGGCGTTCAACGCGGCGTTCTCGCGCTTCATGCTGACGCCGACCGAGCGGCTGGAGGGCAAGGCTGCCCCTGAAATCCTGCCGACCGACGCCGTGCTGAACCTCTATCAGGTCCCGACGGTCTATAACCGGATGTTCATGCCGGGCCAGCCTGCGCTCTACTCGATTGATGGCGTCGATTACGCCAACAGCTACACCGAAGATGGCATCCCCGAATTGCCCGGCGAACTCTCGCCGGTCGAGGAAGAAGCGATCCAGATTTTCCTCGATCATCTGGTCCATATCATCGCGAATGAACGGGACCGGACCATCTTCCTCGACTTCATGACCTACATCGTCCAGCACCCCGGTCAGAGGATCAACTGGGCGATCCTGTTGCAGGGTGCCGAGGGCGACGGCAAGTCGTTCTTCATCTCGGTCCTCAAGGCGGTTCTGGGCGACAAGAACGTCAACATGATCCCCGGCAAGGCGCTGGAGGAGAAATACAACCCGTGGGCCGAGAACGCGCTGGTCTGCTTTATCGAGGACGTGCGACTGCACGGCAACAATCGGTTCGACGCGATCAACACGCTCAAGCCGATGATTACGAACCCGACGGTCTCGATTCGGCGGATGAACACGAACCCGTATGAGGTCGTGAACACGATGAACTACATCACGACCTCGAATCTCAAGGACGCAATGCCGGTCGGGGACGAGGACAGCCGCATATTCCCGATCTTCACCCGGTTCCAACGGGCGAGCGATCTGGAGAAGTTCAAGCAGAACAACCCGACCTACTACGACCGGCTGTACGCGATCATCCAGTTCGCCGGGGCGCTTCGCCAATTCTTCTTGCTGCGGAAGCTCAGCGCCGACTTCAACCCGAAGGCTCGTGCGCCGAAGTCGAGCTATCGCCGCGAGATGGTCCTGCTGAACCAGACCGAGGAAGTCACGGCGCTCGCCGACACGCTGGAGGAAAGCGAACAGGACGACTACAGCGAGTTCCTGCTGGACAGCAGCAAGGTCGCCGATCACTTCATGGGCACCGATGCCCTCGCCCCGCGTGGCAAGGCCCTGAGCCGTCTGCTCAGTCAGTATGGGTTCACCTTGCTCGGGCGATTCAAGGTCAACGGCGAGAAGCGCCAATACTGGACAATGCAGCCTTGGGCATGGCCCGAGGACGATCTGAAACGCGGCGATGCCGTCCGCGAATATCTGGACCCCGACGGACTATGAATATCACCCCCGGCAGCTTCTCGAACGGCTGGCACAAGGAACGAGAGAAGCGATGGCAAGCATGGTTCGACGCGATCCAGAGGGACCCGAACTACGGTCGCATCCTGTTCGGTCTGCCGTTGATCGAGCCGATCAGAACGGAGGTTCGTCGGACGGCGGACAGGCTAGGCTATAGGTGGCCGCAAACCACGGCGGAGGATCATACCACGGAACCCCGTCCGGGTCCTCCTCGGGACTAGGCTCCTCCTCGATCAGGCCGACCTCGACTCTGATCCAGTACCACTCCCGGTTGACAGGCCCGGTGACAGCCTGTAGATGGTGAACGCAGAGGGTGTTCCCGCACTCGTGATCGACCTCTAACCCGTCGATCTCCAGCCCGTGAATGAATCGGGCAGCCCAGCGATGGGCCTTCCACGGTCTCCCGTCATACCAGAACGATCCATACCAAGAGGTCTTGCCCCGGCCACGGGTCTTGCCCCCTACCCAGTTGACGCAGCCCGTGACCGGATCGAACCGGCACTTGCTCAGGAATCGGGCTAGGGCGCTCGCTGAGCGCCGGAAGCGGCCTTTCTGGTCCCGGAGGCCCGCTGGCTCCTCTGACGCTCCCTGTAGGCCCGGAGATCGGCCCTGAGGCCCGGCAGGATCGCTATCGCCTGCACGATCCGGTGCCGGGTCATCACCTTGAAGTGCGCCTGAGGCTCCGGGATGCCCATCGCCCGCGCCAGAACCTCGTATGCCTGCCCGCGCGTCACCGTCCGGTCGTCCCTCCAGATCGGGTCGAACAGATCGTGCGCCTGCTGTTTCAGGGCCGGGAGCGGCAGAGCTATCGGTATCCCGGAGGTCCAATCGTCATCGTCCTCTGCTGCCATGGCCCATCCTCCGCCGGACTTCGGCTATGTCCTTCTCCTGCTGCTCGGCGATCATCCGCTTGACCTCCTCAAGCGGCACGTTCAGCCGCCGCAGTTGCCGGGCCTGCTCGATATAGTCGGTCGGGCACCACGAGCCGATCCCGTGCCGCAGGGAGAAGGTTCGCCCCTGTCTGGCGTTCGACTCGGGCGTTCGGGCCGCGACCCCGATCTCCCAGAGACGCCGTTCACGGCATTGCTGGGCGTTCCGGGCCTTCCACTCAGGGTCGGCGGCGATCTCCTTCATGATCGCCGACTTGCGCTCCCGGATCGTCGGGTCAAGCTGGTTCGCGAGCTTCACCGCCCGGCCTGTACGCTCGCGCTGCGCCGGGTCCTCGTAACGCCGATGGGCCGCCCCAGAGGCAGCCCGGCGAAACGAATCCGACTTCTTCACGCATTGCCGACACAAGCCGCTGGCGTTGTCCCGGCGAATCATCGCCGGGCACTCGTTGCACTTGCGGTCCTTGCGTCGGCTGGGAGGGGGTAGCTTCTCGTCAGGCGTATTCACCGCAACCCGCGCCCTTCTCAGACCGCCCGTCGTGATAGCCCCCGGTGAAGTCCTTCCAGTGGACCCAGCCCTTCGGGCAAGCGAAACCCCACTCCCTGATCTTCGGGCCGGTGAAGAACAGGCTGACCGACGTGCGGCCCTCGGGTAGCTCCAGCCGGTGAACGTCGGCAGCCTTCCGGGCGATCACGTCGCCGGGCGCTCGCCAGAACGACCCCGCGGGCGTATGCTCCATGAAGCCGCCCTTGATGACGAAGCTCACGCTGTCCCACGGATGATCGTGCATCACGTCCTCGTCGGATCGCAGCAGGTGGTGCAGATAGAGGTTCTGCATCGCGTTCCGGGGCAGGATGAACCAGCGGTGCATGTAGTCGCCGCCGATGATGAAATGCGGTGGAGCCGACATCACGTCGTCGGCCCATTGCTGGATGTCGCCGATCTCGGCGTACTGGTCGATAAACCGGGTCATGTCGAACATGGATCAGAGACCTCTCGTGTTACGCTTGCCAAGCTCGCCTTCGACGAACTCCGCGAGATAGCCGCCGAAGCTGACGAGCAGTTCGTTGCCCTCGAACATCACGACCGAATCCCGGTCCTGACCTTCGATGGTTTCCTTGAGCGCGTCAAGCCGCTTGCGGTCGAACGGCCCTGCGATAGTCTGTACCGGCTTCTCAGCCATTTGATGCTCCTTTCACCTTGAACGCCAGATCGAGGACGTTCATCGCCATGAGAAATTCCGGGCGCTCGTCCCAGAGACCTTGCATCACCTCGTTCGAGTGACCGAACTCGCCGTCGTCCTTGAGCCATTGGCTCAGGCCCGCCCGAGTCAGAGACTTCATCTCGTCCTCGGTCATCCCCTTGTAGATCGACCGGGATTTCCGGCGGTCCTCGGCCACGCGCTGCATCACGCGAGCCGCGTCTACGAGGTGGTCGAGATCGAGGTCGCCGAGCAGGATGAATCGGTCGTTCACCGAATCGCGGACGTAGAGCGACGAGGCAGCCGGGTTCCGCAGCCGCGAGATGAACGCAGCCGCGTTGCCGAGGACGATTGCCAGCGGCTCCAGCTTCTCGGGCGGCACGGGCGCAAGGACGAAACCGTTTCGGATGTCGGCGTCACCGACAACCTGCTGCTTCTGGAGGAAGCCGGTCAACTCCTGCCGGGTCGCTTGGTCCGCCAGATCACGGAGACGCTGCTGGACCGCGTTGCGTTGTTTCAGCCAGCGATCCAGCCGCCGAACGGCGATGACGCCGAGCAGCGACGATACGATTGCCACGAACAGGTAGATCGCGGTCTCAAGCGAAATCATTTCCATTACTTCTGCTCCTCCAACATCTTGGCAAGGTCCTCCAGACCCGTGATCGCCTCCTTGCGCTTGAGGCTGTTCGGCGAACGAAGCTGAGCGACGCAGGCCCGGAGCATGAGCGCCATAGTCGCTCGCTGCTGCGCCTGCAACGCGATCAGATCGTGGTAGCCCTTCGCCACCTTCTCCAGAGTATCGCGGTCGGTCATGCTGCTTTCGGCCTGTTGATATAGGTGATCGGCTCGCCGTTCTTGTCGGTCGTATGCTCGACGACGGTAGCCTTGACGCGAACCTTGCTGCCCTTGATATAGCAGCGATCATCCCAGCGACCGCCTTCCGGGACCTCCAGCCGCAGGCCGAGGACGTGAGGGGCCGACTTGCTGGCGATCTTGCTGCCGTTCTCGTCGGTGAACAGGCTCCAGTGCGAATAGATATGCGGATACTCGCTGACGAGGCGGCTCTGTGTATGCAGCAGGGTCAACTCGAAAACCCGGCGCTCCTTGATCTCGCCTACATGACGAGCGGCTGCCCGGCGAGCGCGTTCCTTCTCGTTGCGCTCGATAATCTCGTTGACCTTCTGGACCTGTACGTCGGTCGGCTCCTTCGCCTGCTCCACGATACGCTCGCGCACCGATTGCAGGAAGTCGATATGGCCGTGAGCCAGTTCCGCGTCGATCCGGTCGAGGAAGCCCTGATTATCGGAAATGATTTCGGCTCGCTCGGCGTCGCGGCGCTCCTGCTCGATCCGGGCTGCCTCTGCTCGCGCCGCCGCCTTCTTCGCGTCGGCCTTCGCCTTGCGGTCGTTCAGCTTCGCCAGTTGGTCGGCATCGTACAGCTTGATCCGATCTCGGGTCGGGTCCTTGCCGCTCCCGCCGCAACGGTAGCAAGTCCAGCCGGTGTGCCGCCACTTCTCGGAACCGCCTGCCCCGCCGCAGCGCCAGCAGACGCGATCACGGATATGGATCGGCTTGTTGCGCTCGTCCCGGAAGTTCGGGGCAAGGGCTTCTCCAGATCGCGAAAACAGGGTGTGCATGAACTCGACTCACTCGTTCGGCTTCGACGATTTCCGGCTATCTGAATCTGAGCCGGAAGTCAAGGCTGTTAAGTGACCCGTCTGCGGGGGCACGATTAGGGGCATGATCGGGGGCACGATTGAGTTTACCGGGTGATCGTGCCCCTCAATTCCGGCCACGGAGGGGGCAAAATGAATCAGAAACCCGTTGCCCGCAGGGGCACGATTGAACTTGCCCCTGAACGTGCCCCTAATCTTGCCCCCGAAAAACCGTTGAAAAACCAGCATAAAAACGGAATACCCCCCTAAAGGGGCACGATAACCTTAAATTTTACTCTTATGTCAGGGAAAAAATTTCAGATCGTCTAGGCTCTAACTAGACAAACGACGAAATTTTTTCTGAGAGCCGGGGGTAGGGAAAATCTCGCCAATCGTGCCCCATTAGGGGGGTATTGAAAATCGGGCCTGCTGAATCAGAAAAATCGAGCCGGGCCATAGGGAGCGGTTTCCCGGTGATCTCGCTGCACGGATTCAACGCATATCTGGAGCAAGTCTGGATATGGTTCGGCATATCGGAAATGCGGCTGGGCAGATGCACGGAAATCATTTCCAATAGCGAGGTCATACGCGAAAACGGGAATGTCTCGATTAAAGCGGCTCAGCGCCCC